CGAGGAGATCTCTGAGTGGAGCGACCTAAGTGAAGTTGAGGAAACGCAAGGCCGCCCCTTTTGAGGGCCCCGATTACGACACACTGATCAAGCGGGCCCAGAGCATGGACGCCTCGCAAGTAATCGAGGCTATGGAGATCTCTCTCAGCTCCATTACTCGTTACGTGGGCGCCTATCGGGCCACACGAGACGCCACACTCCTAGAAGAACTCAAGATGTCAGCGCAAGCTTTCTATGTGCTCGCTGACACGCTTGTCGGCCGAGAAGATGGCTACGGTAATCCTGTTGCTCCGGCGAAACAGGTAAGGAGATACTGATGGCTGTTGATGTTGTCGTCATTAACTACAAGACGCCTGATTATCTTGCCGCATTTTGTGAGTCGTACGAACATCACAAGTTTGAAGGTTGCACTATTACTGTGGTCGACGTCGAAGCTGGAAGAGGACAAGGTGTCTTTCTTGATGGTTCTCTCAAAGATGGGACGGATAATCACCTCTTTCTTGTTGATAATGTTGGGTATGCACGTGCGTGCAATAAAGGAGCGGCACTCGGCAAGAACGATGTCATCCTTCTCGCTAATGCAGACACTCTTCTCACTGCAGACTTTGAGGACTGTTACAAAGCGCTCGTGTCAAAGATCCCATGGGGCATCCTTGGGCCCAGACAAGTTGACGAGTTCAATCGTATTACTGCAGGAGGTATTTTTGGTTCTGACACCTCGATCGGCCAACGAGGATGGAATGAACTCGACCACGGTCAATACGCAGACGTGCGAGATGATGCCAAATCAGTCTCGGGCTCTCTCTACTTCATTAAGCGCAAGGTGTGGGAAGAGTTGACCAACTGTCGATACATGCAAGAGGCTTATCCCGGGATCGAAGGTGCCTTTATTCCCACACCGCATTACTACGAAGAGACTGCGTGCAGCTATCACGCACGGGCGCATGGATACAAGATTGTCTTTTACGGCCCGGCCAAGATGATCCACTATTGGCACAAGGCTTCCGCTCATGGGGGCTGGGCTGATAGACAGGTGGAGACGAGCAAGATGATGATGCGCTCGTTCTGCAGTTTTCACGGCATCGTTTGCGAATAGGAGTTTTCCATGTCCGCTGAGTCCGATCTTGCCATTGCTCAGGCTAAGTTGGTGCAGGCGCAAGCTGATGAGGCGGCTGTGTCGTCAGCCGTCGTTGCCACCAGCACCGCAGCGACGAAGCTGACTGCTGATCTCGCCGCACTGTCGACGGAGTTGGCCACGGTTGCCACTGATCTTGGGACGACGCCCCCGCCACCACCTCCTGTCGTGACGCCGTTGGTGTTAGCAGCGATTACACCAATCTCGGGAACAGTGGGGACGGCCATTACTGCCATCTCGTTGAGTGCCAGTGGAGGAACGACCCCCTACACTTACACAGTGAGTCCGGCTCTTCCGGCGGGTCTCTCCTTGATCGCCTCAACCATTGCCGGAATCCCAACCACTGCAGTTGTTCAGTCAAACTTTGTTGTGAAGGTAACTGATGCCAGTTCTCCGCAACTGACGGAGAGTCAAACGTTGTCGATTACTGTCGCTGCGGCCGTAACGCCTCCACCCCCACCCCCTTCGGGCGTTGCTGCAGCAAAGTTGGCCACGACTGGTGGACCGCCTGCTGTCAGAGGTGAGCCCGGTGGCTGCCTTCATCCCGGTACTGGGCTTCTCTATTACGTCTGCGGCAATGATCAAGCATCAGGAGCACTTGGTGACATGTGGTCATTGAATCCTGCCACTGGTGCATGGGTGAAGCTCGCAGCCACTGTTCCAGGCAATGTTGCGGTCAGTATTAACTACGACCCTATTACTAAAACATTGATCATGTTCGGTGGTGACAATGGTGACGTTTGGTTCAACACCACTTATTCGTTGGATCCAACACTTGCCAGTCCTGCGTGGACCAAGCTCAACCCGGCAACTTCTCCTCCGACTCGTTCCGGCCATTGTGGATTTAACGACCCGATCACGGGTGTAGTGATGATCTATGGAGGGAACCAGGCTGGAAATCCAAATGCTCTTGATGATTGTTGGAAGTGGACCGGAGCTACTTGGGTTGAGGTCTCGTCGGCCTTTACCGGCACAGGGCGCACGGGTGCATTCTCTGCTACGGACACCGAGCTGAAAGAGACCATGATCTTTGGCGGTAATGGCAGCAGCATCTTGAACGACACACACATTTGGAATGGGACGACCTGCACCAAGGCCAACCCAGCGACATCACCTCCAGGCCGCCGTTTTGGTGGTTGCGCATCGAATAATGCTGGGCAGACACTGATTTACGGCGGATGCAACATCGACTTCTCAGTTAATGAGTCTGATTGCTGGATTTGGAATGGCACCACTTGGACCGAGGAGACACCTAGCGGCCTGACCATCGGTGGACTGTCGAGTCAAGTGATGAACTTTCATCCGGCAACAGGGAAGTTTTTCATGGCCTTCGGTACTGCAGGCGCTTCTGCGTCGAGCGAGTCCACTGACATCAACACCGTGTACGAGTTCACGGTTGGAGGGTCTGTCACCCCACCAGTCACGGTGTTGTCGATTACTACCGCATCTTTGCCTGGTGGCATTATCGGTACGGCCTACTCTGCCACTCTGGTTGGGTCTGGTGGATCGGGTACTAAGTCGTGGAGCGCCACGGGACTTCCCGTGGGTTTGGTTTTGAGCATTGCTGGTGTTTTGAGTGGCATACCGACAACAGCTGCAACCTATTCGTCAGTGACAGTTACGCTTAAGGACAGCGCTAATGACACTCCGGCTCTGTCGACGTTTACGATTGTGGTTGCTCCGGCTTCTGTAACGCCTCCTCCCCCCGTAACTGGTGCACCTATTCTCGGTCTTTACATCGGCGGGGCTGGTGCGGCACCTGTGCAGGCGTTCGCTGAAACACTTGGCGTCACATGTCAGGCGTTCGGCGAATACACGACCAGAAGTGTCTGGTCTGACATTGCTGGGAGCGGTTGGGTTGAGGATGGTGCTGATGGGATGAGGCTCATTGTTGGGGTTGGCCTTGTTCCTACTGGGGTTAGCCTTACAGCGGTTCCGGCTAATGTTTCCAACTTCGCCACCCTTGCTGCTTCTCTTGCTCCAGGCACTATTTGCCGTCTTGGTTGGGAGTTCGATGGTGGTTGGTATGCCTGGGGTATCAACTATCCCGGAAATACTCCCGCCAGCTATGCCGCTGCGTGGCAGGCTGTTGTTCCAGCCATGAAGGCGGTTCAGCCGGGTCTGCTCTTCGACTTCTGCTCTAATGCGGGGTCTACGCAGACCATGGCAGAGTTGGAAGCGTATTATCCCGGTGATGCGTATGTTGATTACATCGGATGTGATCACTACGACAACACAGGTGGGGGAGGTTCACCGACTCCAATGGCTCCGGTCATTGAACTTGCTGCTGCTCGGGGTAAGCCGTTTTCGTGTGGTGAGTGGGGCCTGAACGGCGCTGACAATCCTACGTTTATCAATGAGATGGCGCAGGTGTTTCTTGATCCGTCTGCTGCTGCTGCTAAGTGGGGATGGCCTACCTACACCGTGGCCTATCAGAGTTACTTCAGTGCGGATTTGTCGATTAACAGCACGCTCAACACAACTACACCTAACTCACTAGCTGCGTACAAGGCGGCCTTCGCAGGGGAGTAATCAATGTCTAGGGTTCTCGGTCTGACTGTTGGCCGAAATGAAGAGCGTCGTTATCTCAAGCCGATGCTTGAGTACATGAAGACTGTGCTTGATCGTCACTTCTTTTACGACGACTGGTCGACTGACAACACTCCGGTCATTGCAAAGGCAGCAGGATGTCGAGTCTTCCCTCGGGCCGAGACAACGCCGAGCTTCCTTGAGAACGAGGGAGCCTTTCGTGCGGGCGCATGGGAAGCGTTTGAACTGTGCATGAATCCTCAGCCTAATGACTGGGTGCTTGTAATCGATTGTGATGAGGTACTTGTTACGACGATCCACGACGCAGAGTGTTCAAATAATGTTTTGGGGCTGAGAACAAAGGCATGGCTCCTTCATAATGTGGTTGATGATTTGGTTGGGATAGATCTCAACATTCCTGAGGTTTTTGGTTACGATCCTCATGGACGTCCGCTTGAGCGCACTGACAAGCTTTGGGGAACGATTCACGCTCCTCGGCTTTTTCAATATCGTCCTGGTGGATCATATGTTCTTGGTGATTTCGGTGTTCCTGCCGTGCCGAGTTACGTAATGGGCGGTCGATGGGGAAACACTGATGTTCTTGCTCTTATGCATTACGGTTATGCCAGTCGCCGGGATCAAGAGAACAAGTATGCCCGTTACGTTGGAAAGGTCGGTCATTCAAATAATCACGTTGACTCAATCATGGACATTGAAAAAAAGCTTGTTCCATGGCAGGGCCCTTACGTTGAGGCAATGAAGCCGTGGATACTGTAGACGTTGTAGTTGTTTCGTACGGTTCTTTTGATCATTGGCGTTCACTCGCTGATCGAGCAGTTGCGTCCCTACGAAATCAGACAGTTCCACCCACTAATATCTGGTGCTCACACTTCGACGGGAATAATCACGAGCTGCCTCTTTTACGTAATGCGGGCGTGAGACTTTCAGATGCTGAGTGGTTGATCTTCCTCGATGCTGATGATGAGCTTGATTCTCATTACATCGAGGAGATGCTCAAGGGTCAAGGAGATATTCGTCAACCCTCTACTCTTGGTGTGGTTAACGGCAAAGAAGATGATTACCCGGTACTTATCCCACCGCACCCCGGTGGCTTCTTGGTGGGGAATCATCTTGTCATTGGCTGCATGGTGCGGCGTAAGCTTTTCCTCGACGTCGGTGGCTTTCGTAATCTTCCCATCCTTGAGGACTGGGATTTGTGGATCCGTTGCATTCTTTACGATGGTAAGGTCGGTACTGTGCCAAAGGCAATCTATCGGGTGCACGTGAACCCTAATAGTCGTAATCAACAGGATGGCCACGGCAAGACGTACACCGAAATACAGGGCCTCTACATCAACGAGTGGCGAGCGAAAGGATTTAAGTGATCTCTTTTTTGATTCCATATGCATCAGTTGAAGAAAACAGAGTTAGGGCGTTCGATTTGGTTTGGAAGGATCTTCTTCGTGATTGGCCCGAAGAAGAGATACTCGTTGGTGATGGTGGGATTCAGCCCATTGGTCAGTTTGATCGTTCAAAGGCACGTAATAGTCTTGCTGCACAGGCTCACGGGAATCCTCTCGTTTTTGTTGATGCAGATTCATGGGTGGCAAAAGAACAGCTTGTGCGGGCTGTCGCTTCTATTGGATTGAGTGGTTGGGTGTTTCCTTACTCGGTCTATTACTCACTCAGTCGTACAGGGACAGATGAGTTTATCGGCGGCGACATGATCAACATGGATTACGAGTATGTGTTCCCGGGCGCAGACCCAGTTGATCGTCCTGCTTCTGTTGGAGGAGCTGTCGTTGTGAGTCGTCAAGCCTTTGAGGAAGTTCATGGTTATGACGAAGAGTTTCAGGGTTGGGGTTTTGAGGATCGAGCATTCGCTCTGGCGTTGGAGACTCTCTGTGGTCCTGTAAAAAGAATCGATGGGCCCCTTTACCATCTCTGGCATCCAGCGCCTGAAGAAGAGCGGTTTAGTCAGGCGCACATCGAAGGAAATCGTGCTGTCTATGGGGCGTATCAGGAGGCGGCCGGAAATACTGAGATGATGCGTGCCTTGGTGGCGCAGCATTAGCGTGCTTGAATCTCCTTAGGTCTAATCCCGAGGAGATTTCAAATGGGCATTTCCCCAGCGAACGTTCCGCCCGAACGGACGCCACAGTCGTTTCAGCGCACCATGGGCCCGAACATGGCTGGTGGGCGTGGGCCTCTTCGCTTTGAAGAGGGGTTGGCTACTGACACCGATGTTCCTGACGACTTTCAAGAGGGCATGGGCGACGGTTACATGACCGGCTTCGGCTCGCCGAACCACAACAACCCGAACTCCCAGTACAAGCATGCCGATGTGGTCATGCAGGAACGGGCGCACGTGGGCTCGTCCTCGTGGGTCGACGCTCCCTCGGTGCTTCAAGAGTTCGTGAGTGGCGTGACTGAGCCCCCGATTCAGTTCGGCGATGTCATTCGCTCTGGCGGCCGGTACGAGCGCATGAGTCCTGAGGTCGTCACCGACTAAGTACTGATTTCCTACTGACTCGTATCAAGTTAGTAGTTGTGGCTCCTTTTGTAGAAAATCACGTGCTCCCAGGACATGAACTGGGCTTCAAAAACCTAGAGAGGAGACTCAGTCATGGCCGCAGGCCTTTATCCAGACCGTGTAGTTATCGAGCGCTTCAGCGCCTCACCGGGCGACGGGAACATTGCCCAGCGCTTCATTGCACCCTTCGACATTGAGGTGCTTGGGATGGCGCTTTATTCAGCAACCGCCCCGGGCTCGACCAACGTAATGACGGTCAATGTCAGTAACTTCCCGACATCTCAGCAAGGTGGTGCTTTTAGTTCTGTCGGCGCTTACAACCTGTGGACGGCGGCCAATGTGCCGAGCGTTACTGGGTCGGCAACGTCGAACCTTGTGACGTCGAACACCACGGCACTGGTCGAGAACCTGCCTTATGCCCTCAACTACCCTCTTCCCGGCCCGGCCGGAACGATTGGGTATGAAACGGCGCAGGCAACGTCGCAGATCACCACCAACCCGGTGACCGCTCCTCCGACTGTCTACCAGTTCAAGCTGGCCAGTGGTCTGGTGGCGCCGGACAACACCTACCTTGATTACAACTCGATCCTGACGACGGCCGGGACGGTTCATGGCGGGGACGTGTTGACTTTCGTTGTCGGTGGCACTGTTGGTTCTGCTGCCAACTTGGAAATCATCCTTTACGGCGACAAGCGGTAATCGGGTGGTGCAGCGTGCTGTTCAGCGCCAGGTCTGCAAGGTGTGCGGTTTGCGTACGCCGGGCAAGTTGGCAATGGATGAGCATGTTGAGAGATTCCACAGCGGGGACGAGGATCCTGTGGTGTGGTTGTTCAGGGCAAAGGACCAACGAGAGTTTCGTCCTACTCTGAGCACCACGCCGTGGGGGAAAGATTTTCGATAGGTGCGTACTGCATTTGACGCCACTGATGTGTTGACCCTTCCTGCTGGGGCTGATTTGTACATGGGCTATGACGATGGAAACTGGCCTAATGCGGCTGCCATTGCAGCGAAGTTTCCCGGCAAGACTGTGGTGCGCATTACAGTTTTCCCCGCCGATAACGAGGGCGACATGCTCGATGTCGAGAATGGGGACGCTACGCCTGCGGAGGCACCTGCATGGGTTGCTCAACGGAGAGCAGCTGGGCACGGTGGTCCACTCGTTTATTGCGCTGAGTCAAATCGAGTAAATGTGGTGGGCGCTTTTGCAGTTGCAAAGGTCGCTCTTCCTGGGCTCTTCATCGCTGCTTATCCAGGCGTGGGAGCGGCCCTTCAAGAAGCAACCGACGTCGGCCATCAATACAGCGATCAAGGCGGCGGGGGTGCATATGACATCTCAGTCGTTGTCGATTACCTGCCAGGAATCGATTCTTGGTCCCCTGGTCCTTTATCCACACAGACGGAGAAGAATATGCTCACTAAGAACACATCTGCCGTAAATGGTGGCGGATACTGGGGCGCTCGGGCGAATGCCAGTGTTTACACTTTCGATGGAGCTGAGTACATTGGCCCACACGTAACATGGGCAGCGAAGTGGGGTATTGGTACTGTCGCCAATCCAGTTGTTGGCATTGCTGCTGATGGTGCTGGGGGGTTTGCTTTGCTCACTGACAATGGCGGTCCACAGCCTGAGATCTACAATATTCCTGCAAACGGGCAATATAAGAATCCCGTCTAATCCTTTAGGAGATCGAAATGCCAGGAGCTGGCGAATCTGTTTACATCGTTGACGCCATTGCAACGAACAACGCTGTGGCCACCTCGGGCGGTGCGAACTGTCAGTTCACCCCCGGTGCTCTGCCGAGTCCGACCATCGACAACTACGGGATCCCGCAGGGTCATTACTTCGCATTGGCGGCCCAGTTGAATCCGTTGCAGAACGGGATTTGGCTCAACGACTCCAACGGCCCTGTGCCGGTGTGCACAGTCGGTGCCGGTGGCGAGCTGCTCAACTCCTCGGTCGTAATCGACGTGGGCCCTAACGGCGCAACCAACGCTGGGACCACGTACATCTACGCAGCTGTGTCGCACAACGGGGGCCCCGGGCTCGTTCTGCAGTAATGGGCTAAGATGCTGGGGTGAAAGTTTGCTCCAGCTGTGGGTTGCGGAAGCGCTCTACAAGCTTTCATCGAGACAAAGCGTCCAAAGACGGTTTGCGATTCCGATGCAAGACGTGTGTGAAGGTTTATGATGATGCACGTAAGCAGGAGCGTAATCGTCGGGCCCGAGAGGCTTACGCAGAAGATCCGCAGCCGAAGATCTCCAAGACTCGGCAATATCATCTTGACCATCCTGAGTGGTCAAAGGAACGTCTTCGGGCTCATCACGTAACTAATCGTGGTAAGCGTTATGAGAGGTACGTTGAACGAGGTAAAGATCCTCAGGTGGCGGAAAAGCGCAGGGATGCGACTCGTCGCAGTGAGAGTAAACGACGGGCTCTCAAGGCCCAGACCATCGTTGAGATCATTTCAGAAGAGCAGTTTGCGCTACGACTTTTGGAGTTTGACAGTAGGTGTTACATCTGCGGTGTGGTCCTTACCACGAACCTTCATTGGGATCACTACAAGCCGTTGACTGCGGGTGGGCCTCATGTGCTGGCTAATCTCAAGCCATCGTGTGATCTGTGCAATGTCAGAAAAAGTAACTGCTGGCCATTTACAGCGGCACGAAGAAATCAAATAGCCAAAGAAGTGCGTGAGCTTAGGAAGCAGAGCGTGTAGTCAGCCGGGAAGGAGGTGATCGCACGTGGCGATTAGTTTTGTGTCTCCTTCTTATCGTGCCGCCTCCTCGGATTTGACCATCGCTATTAGTCCTCTCGGACTGGTGGAGTTGGCAGACGAGGAGTTCTGAATCGAGGTACATGGACCTCGGCTCAACCGTTACGCATCGAACTGGGCTTTTTACCTAGGTCATCACTGGAGCTATCGCCGGGAAATCGGTGAGCCCCAGCTCACATTCAACTGGACGAAGAGTTTTAGCGACTGGAAAGTTAACTTTGCCCTCACCAACGGCGTCAACTTCTCCTCCCCCCACGCTACTGAGGCCGTCATCCCTGAGCTGTTGCGCACGGTGTGGGAAGAGCACCAGCCTCAAGGCAAAGAATCAGTTATGTGGGAGGCTATGCAGCAGGGCTCGGTCTCGGGGGATTGCTTCATAAAGATCGCATTTGAAAATGCCTTCCAAGATCCAGCGGGAAACTTTCATCCTGACCGGATCCGTATCCTGCCGTTGAACTCAGCGTTCTGCTTCCCTGAGTACCATCCCCATGACATGACTCGGTTAATCCGGTTCAAGTTGAAGTATCGCTTCTGGGGGACGGCCCTTGAAGGAACACGACAGGTCTTCAGTTACACCGAGCTGTGGACTGAAGATGCCATGCAAGCCTTCATTAACGATGAGTTGGTGGAGTCGCAGGAGAATCCGCTTGGTGTAATCCCTTTCGTGCACATCTCTAATACGAAGGTTCCATCCTCACCGTGGGGCCTTTCAGACATTCAAGACATTACGGATCTCAACCGGGCTTACAATGAGACGGCCACGTTGATCCAAGACATTGTTAACTACTTTGCTTCGCCGACGACGGTGATTATGGGCGCCAAGGCAAACAATCTTGAGCGTGGGCCCAAGAAGGTTTGGGCTATTCCTAATGAGAAGGCCTCGATCCAGAACCTCGCACTCAACGGTGAGCTGACAGAAGCAATCGAGTTCTTGAACACGCTCAAGACGGCCATGCATGAAATAGAGAGTGTGCCAGTTAACGCCTTTGGCCAAGAGATCGCCATCTCTAATACCTCTGGTGTCGCACTGCAGCTGCAGTTCCTCGCACCCATGCAGAAGTTCCACCAGACCAAGACGCAGTACGAAGCTGGATTTCAAATGCTTAATGAAATCATCATTCGCACTGCTGCTCTTTACTTGCCTCAAATGCTTCAGGTTGATCCCAATCGAGACCCTCCACTCCAAGAGGGTCAGCTCACTGTTCTCGATCCCGGTGATCCGCTCACGTACCGTAATACGGTCGAGTTTGCATCGCCGCTGCCGCTCGACAAGCTCATTGCGCTCAACGAGATCCAAATGGAAATGGCTCTGGGCATCGAGTCCAAGACCGGCGCACTCAAGAAGCTCGGCGAGGCGTATCCAGCCGAGAAGCTTCAAGAGCTGATGAACGAGCTGCACAACGACGCCCTGGAGCAAGGTGCGCTCGATCTCTTGAACAGCTTGATCCAGGTCTACATCTCGATGATGACTGGGCTGCCCCCGGGCGGCGCCGAGAATGCTCCTCCAGGTGGCCAGCCTGCTCCTGGGGGCGTCCAATCAGCGGGTGGACCTGATGTCAACACGGCCGCCGGAGTCCAGCCTCCCCAGCTCCCTGAGATCGCCAATAGTCCCGAGATGAAATCGGTCATGGAGCAGCTGAGCACGCTTCAGGCCGGGACAAAGATTCCTCAAGTGCGTAATCCTCTAAAGGGGCCTGATGATGACTAGCTTCGCCATTTGAGAGCGTCTTAATGTCTTCGCATGGCTGTAATCGTAAAACGCAGGAATGTGGCCGCAGTTCCGGTAGAAACCAACAAAGGAGATTCAATGGCAGGATTTGATCCAACTACAGGGCAGCCGATTCCCGACCCGCCCGCACTGCAAAATCAGCCGCTTCCGTCGCAGGGAGTGACCATTCAAATGCCCCCGCAAGTTACACCTCCGTCAAATGTTCTTACGCCTGAGTTGCAGGCTCTTTTTGACGCCGAGCGTGAGCGGGTCCGTAAAGAGGAAAAGGACAAGCTTTACGAGACGATGGAGCAGCAGCGCCTTCAGGGTGAAGCTCAGGCGGCTCAGCTTGCTACATTGACGCAGGAACGTGAAGAGCGTCTTCAGGTCGAAGCTGCAGCCCAAGCGCAGGCGGCTCAAGAAGAAGAGGCTCGGCGTCAGGCTGAGATGACGGCCCTTGAGCGCATGCAAGAGATTGAGCGTAATGCCGATGCTCGTTTGCGTGAAACCGAAGAGGCTCTTGAGCGTGAGCGCATCTTGCGGCAAAGAGAAATGGAACTCTCTTCGATCATGCAGTACCGAGCCGGTCGTCTTGCTGAAGAATCTGAGAACATCATGCCTCAGTTCGTTGATTTCGTGCGAGGAAATACTCAAGAGGAAATCGAGTCATCGATTGCTGATGTTAAGACCCGTACGGCTGCCATCGTTGCTGAGGTTCAGCAGACTCAGGTGAGTAATCGTCAGCAGCTGACGATGCCTGTTTCGGGAGCGCCGATGGTGACTCAAGAGACCCTCGTTGGGGCTGATCAGCAGGTGACGTACTCCAATGAGGATTTGCGCAACATGACCAATGAGGAATACGCCCAGATTCGTCCGCAGCTTCAAGGTGCTGTTTCTCGTGCTGTGGCTGAAAGAGGGATTTACGGGGCGTAGTGACTTGTTTGCCTTCTGGGCAAATGCTTTGATTAGATTTACCGTTATCGCTGGATCGTAGAAAACATCGTGGTTGCCAGAGCCAGGCATTCAGAGGCTTGTCGATAATCCCATCGAACAAGGAGAGATTTGAAATGGCCTCTGCCATCACGGGTACTCCGTATCTGGCGGCCTCACCGACCGGTTACTCCGGTGCAAACAACACGCTGGGACAGTCCATCCAGACCATTTGGTCCAAGGAGATCCTGTTCCAGGCGATGCCGATTCTGCGATTTGAGCAGTTTGCAGTGAAGAAGACGGAGCTGGGCGTGCAGCCTGGTCTCACGATCAACTTCATGCGTTACAACAACCTGCCCAATGCCTCGCAGCTTGTTGAAGGTGTGCGCATGCAGACCGTCGCTCTGACGGCCTCGCAGTTCTCGATTACCGTGGCAGAACAGGGTTTTGCCGTTTCGGTGACTGAGCTGCTGCTCAATGCGTCCTTCGATGACGTCATGGCCTCGGCCTCTCGTCTGCTCGGCCGTAACATGGCCCAGTACCTCGACTTCTCGGCCCGCAACACCCTGCTGCTGGCCAGCTCGGTGATCTTCGGGTACTCGCAGGGTCCAACACTGACGCCTCGGTCGACTCAGTCGCCCTATGACATTGGCACCGTGGCGACGTCGACTAACGGACTGACGGGGTCGTATTATTTCACCCCCCCGCTCGTCAAGGATGCCGTGTTGACCCTGGCGTCGAAGAACGTGCCTCGCCTTGGTGAGACCTACGTTTCCTTCGTTGCTCCGGCCCAGTCCCGGCGTCTTCGTGACACCCCCGAGTTCATTGAGGTGACCAAGTATGCCGCCCCCGGCAACTTCGCCCTCGGTGAGATCGGCCGCCTTTATGACTGCGTTTTCATTGAGACCACGCAGGTCAATCAGGCGCTGAACTCGGCGGCCACCCCGCAGAACTACTACCAGGCAATCTTCATTGGTGACAATGCTTTCGGGCACGCCATCAGCTTGCCGGTCGAGCTGCGTGATGGTGGAGTCCTCGACTTCGGTCGTGAGCACGCCCTGGCTTGGTACGCCATCTGGGGTCTGGGGCTTATCACCGACTGGTCAGTGGTGATCGCCAACACCAACTAATCGGGAGAGCGTCCGATGGTTTGGAAGAACGGGAAAGATCCCATCCACATTAAGGCCTCAAGGGTCGGAACCTTCACCGCTGCTGCAAAGGCGGCGGGGAGGTCCGTCCCCGAGGAAGCCGAGGCGGTCCTGCACAATCCCAACGCTTCAAAGGCGATGGATGAGAAGGCGCAGTTTGCTGCAAACGCAGAGAAGTGGCATCACTAACACCGTGACCCCATAAGGAGAAAACGAAATGGCACCACAGAGCGGCCGTCCATCAGCCGGAGACATGACCGGGAAGCTCAAGGCGGCCAACGCCAAGAGCCAGGCCCAGGAGACAGCGAGTAGGGCGACAGAGATGTCTATGGCGACAGCTGCACAGGAGGAGGAAGAGCGCACTGGCCTCTTCGATCCTCGTTCGGGCCAGCTTGTTGAAGACGATGAGCGCACGGCCTTCTTGGCTGAAGAGCCTCCCGAGGCTGAGGTTGTTCCCGGCTTCTTTCGTAATGATGAGCCTACGTTCAGTGGCCGAGAGAGTGACGAAGAGGTCGCTGTAATCCTGGCGGATCAAGCTCAGAAGCCAGTGCGGCGCCAGAGTGGTCGGGCCCTCAATCCGATCGTGCGTGTGCGTGTTGATGCCGACGTCGACAAGATGACTTACGGCATGCACAACAACGAGCCGAATAACTACAACTTCAAGGAGGGACGGCAGTACGAAATCCCCCGGGAGGTTGCAGAGCACCTCGATGAACGGGGTCTTATTCGTCAGTGGATTCGGTCATAAGGGAGAGCGTATGGCGTCCGTTCAGGAGACATTGACGGGAAACCCCAACAACTTCACTGAGGTTGACATCCCTAATCCGACCGGTCGCATTGTAATCACCATGATGTCTGCACCCGCTGAGGTGTGGGTGACATCTGATGGGACCGTTCCTGTTGCACCCTCGGGTACTCAAAATACCGGCACGCAGAGAACGCTCTCGGGTGCTGTGGGAGAACAGATTGTCGTCTCTCCTGCTATACCCGGCGGTCATATGGCGTTGCCTATCATTCGGCTCGCTTCGGTGGGATCTCCTGTTGTAGAGCTGGAGTGGTAATGGGCGATTTCATTCTTGAGGCCCCCGTTCGGTTTTGGAAGTGTCCCTCTTGTGGGATTACAGACAAGACGCAGCGACCCGATGTTCATACGCAGTTTCATCCGTGTCCTGCATTAGGGAATGTAACCATCCCATTGGTGGAAATCCCCAAACTTGACGACCGCCCTAAAGCTCGTCAAGTTGTCGTGCAGAGTGAGTACGGTTACGAGAGAGCTGCGGTGCGTACCGAACGGCTGGATGGATCAAATGATGTCACTGTCTTTCCGCAACCAGCTGTGGCGACTGGCTCGTCTCGGGTCTAATACAGAAAGTAGGGTAATGCCATGGCATGGCCAGGGAAGTCGCAGATTTACGCATATACCGTTCTTGCTCAGTTTAATCAGCTGACTGGTTCGCAGAATGCTGGATCAGATTCGTATAAGATCGCTCTTTACGGGACCGGAACTCCGGTTAACACGGCCTCTTCCTTGGCGGCCACCGAATATGGAACGACTTGGAACACTTGCACCGAAGTATCTAACTCGGGCACGTATGCTGCTGGAGGCTCAGTCCTCACTTCGCCGACCTCAGCACAGTCTACTAATACGTGGGTATTCGCCTGCACGACGGCAAACTCATGGACCGGGGCTACGATCTCTTCGTATGGGGCCCTGATTTATGACCATACGACTGATAGCGGTGCGAACCCAGGTCTCGCTTATCTCGATTTCTTGGGTGATCAGTCAGTTACTGGCGGCACGTTCACGGTTACCTACGCTCCGAATATCGCTGTAATCACACTGACGTAAGGGGGCAGTCAAATGGCCCTTGTAATGCCGTCTCTTCAAGACGGGCCTTTCTTTGATGGCATGTGCGTCGAGGACGAGGTTGACATCTTCACTCGTGTCTCGCCTTCAATGGGGACTTCAGTCATTAGTGGGTGTCAGGTGATCCAGAACACCGGCAGCGATATGAACGTTTTGGTACTACCTGGTTTGGTTTCTATCTTGGGATCTCTTTACACCTTTACTGGAGCTGTTGTCCAGATTCCTGTCGCTTCTGCGGGTGATCGAAGAGACACCATCGTTATTCGGGCAGTGAACGCTGCGACTCCATATGTGCAGGCTTTCTGCATCAAGGGTGTGGTTCCAAGTGGACTGGTTGGCGCATGGACTCGTAATACTTTGCCTTCTACAGCTCTTCCTCCGATTAAGGGCCCTGTTCAATGGCCTAGTGCAACTCCACAAACCTCAATCGACGTCATGACTGACTGCGTGGCCGGTGAGGTCTATGTGGCGTTCAATACTACAGCCATTACTGGCACGCTTACGAGCATCATTAGTCCCACGACTGGTAACTTGGTGGATAAGACGAACACTCTGCTCTATATCGGTTCGCAGAGTTTTGAAGGTCTTGTTCGTGATAACTCTGCTGACCAGTTGACTCCGCTCCAAGGTAATCTTCCCTTTGCCGGGTTCCGAGGAATCAACGTAGGTAATGCCATCCTTTCGACGGACGCCCCCAACGTTGGCCAACTTGTTGGAACGCAGATGCCTTATGTGGTTTCGGGTTGTGCTTGGACAGCGGACTCTTCCGGCGCCTCGTTGAACTGTTCCATGACAGCAGGAACCGTCATGATTGGCGGCATTCTCCTAACTGTGTCAGCAGTAACGTCACGTGCGTTTACGGCAAGCGATGACACATACATCGACTTTACTAATGCTGGTAATGGGACAGCAACGATTACTTATGTCACTGTGGCTAACTTCACCATGTCACCGGCATTGGCCGGAGGTACTGTGCTCAACACGATTCGCTGTGCTGTTATTTCAGCTGGTTCGTCTTCGGTAGCTTCCTCAGGGATCGCACAGGGAGCTGTACTCCCAGCCACTAATGCGGGAAGTCAGCCCTCGACCACAGTTGCCGCTGGATCGAATGGACAAGGTATTGGCTCACTCACTGGGAATGCTCTTGATGTTGCAGCATCTACCACGTTCCAATCAGGTGGAGGCATGGCGCAGATTGCGCACTCGGGGGGCCAGCTGTATACCGTGATTTATGGAAGCACTGGGTCAGGCACTCTTACGGGCATTCCCTCGACCAACCTTATTCAGGGAACCGCAGCCGATACCGTTGCTACGTCGGACACAGTAAAGGGGATTTGGCCGGTTGGTGCTCAAGACATGCTCGGCAATCGTATCTACCCAACGACACCCTATTCAGGAATAATCGCAGGATTGGGGGGTCTGGCTTCCATAACAACAACTTTGACAGCACTTTCTCCTTTGAATGCGGTTACCACTCCTGGCATGGTTGTTCCGTTTATAGTTCCACCGGGCCCTAATCGTAATATACGGGTTACTTTTCAGACGCCTAACTTTGGTTCCAGTGCAGCTGCGGGAACTACCCTCAATGCACGTCTGTATTCTGGAAATGGGGTCGGAACGCTTGCTATTGCTGCTCCTCAGGTTAAGGTCATTTCTGATAGCGATGCGTTGCAGGTAAGTGGGTTAGGTCAGTTGGTGCCGGGCACTTATTATGCACAAGTGTGGACTTCTCAAAGCGCCTCTGGCACTCTCACTGTTGGTACGCTCTTCTTGCAAACCAACATTATTGTGGAACTCGTCTAAATGACTTTGCTTCATTGTGATCCAACGCCAACGGGTCAGCTAACTGTGCCTCACTTTCCCGGCGGATCTCCCTACAACATTCCATCTGGGCTCGTGCGTGGAGTAGTGCCTATTGTGCAGGGGCTGGAAAATACAGCCGTTCCTTTTTATCCGCCACCTATTTTTGATTCACCTGGATTAGACGGATTCTTTCAGCTTTATTATGAGACATTGTCAAATGATCTTCAGGCGGATGGGTGGATTACAGTATTTCCGCCGACTGTCGGGATGTTGGGTCAACTCAACCAAGCCACTTCTCTTCTCAGTGCTCTGGAAAATGATTCGACTCTTGGCGGTCTTTATGCAACGACTATGGGGAAGTGGTGGGCTCATGTGTTTACTCAGTCAGCCAAGGATCTTGGTCC